TAATGACTCCAATAGTACCCATTGCACCTTCTAGAGTAGTAAGACCTACATATGACAGCATACGTAGTAGAGGTATGTATTGAAGCTTCTCTTCTAGTCTAACTAACAAGTTAACATCTTGAACGTTGTAGTCAATAAACTTATTCCAGTCTTGATCAGCTAATTCATGGAGGGCCATACCTTCATAATCAATCTTCTTTTGACCTAGCTCTAGTTCACCGATAGCATCAAGTTTATATGATTCTCTCAACTTAAGACAAAAGCGCTTGTAAATATCCAGGTAGTCGAGATTAGCAACACCGTCAGCAAAGTAGCGTTTTTGCTCACGACCAAACATACCTTTACGCATACGATAGTAAACATTACGTAAAGGTGACATTCTATCGACATACTCTTGTCCGAGTATCCGCTCCATCCGATTAATAATGTAAGGTATATCAAACCCTTCGGAATTCCAACCACTCAACACATCCGGATATTGCTTCTCAAGATAATTAAGGAATGCAATGAACATCTCACGCTCACTCTTACAAAAAGTATAGATAAGATCATCACGACCTTCACCAGTATAAGGTTTAATACCGAACGTATGGAATTTCTTACTAAAGTTATCCCAACAAGTAATAACGTTACATACATGAGTAGGATCATCTACATCGGGAAAGCTATCTACTGAGTAAGTCTCAATATCCAGAAAGCAATACTTAATAGGATGCTTGTTAAACTCAGGCTTCTCATTTTCAGTACCGTATGTATCAAGTAGAAACTGTTGTACCGGCGGGGCATTCTCGAATACACGCTTTACTCCAGAGTCCTGAAGGAACTTATGACGATTATAGCCAGTTGTAAAGGAACGTTTTTTAACTTTAGTACCGAAAATAGAAGTCTTATCACCTCTAGGATCTTCTACGTATAAGTAAGGTTCGAAAGTACACTCATGACGAGTTCTATCACCGTTTTCGTTCCATCCAAACAGAGTTATCGATTGATCACGTCCATTATAAACAACGTTTCTATACATATAATACTATTATATGATAGTTCCTTATAAAATCTACGGATTCCATTTATTAAGCAAGGTTCTTTTATCCGAGCCATACGGTGTTAGTAGTGCTTCCATATGCGCACCTATATTATTTTCAGACTCTAACACTCTACCCTCAGCAATCTTTCGTAATTTGTCAATATTTTGATAATATCTCTTACTATTTTTCTTATTTAGAATCCAATCAATTTTTTCTTCGAACTCTTCTGGAGTACTGAACTTAAGATCGTCTGGAGCAGTATGATATGTCTCCATATTCTGACATAAGCATGGTATACCAAGCGTACAAGCTTCGATAAATTTAATATCCGACTTTGAGTTATTAAAGTTACTTACTTCTAAAGGTGCTACCATTAGTTGTGCGTTTAAACTTCGAATAAATGTAGGATATTCTAACAAACTCTTCCAAGTATGAAACTCTATCTTACCTGCTTTTACTAAATCCTCTAGAGGTGGTGGAAAAGCACCTACAAAAATCCATTGATACTTATTAACAGTCTTACGGATAACAGAAACCACTTCAGACATATCATCTTTACCACCAGTCTTGTTACCTACATCATAATGAGCACCTGAACCAGTATAAAGAACGCGTGGCTTCTTTTTATTTTTATCATAACTCTGTTGTACTTGACGTCTGTTAAAGAGATATCCCATCCATGAATAAGGTACAAAATTAGGAATAACAGTTACCTTTTGATTACCTATTTTAGATTGAAATAACTTACGCATAAAATCATTTGTAAGTGTAACTTCATCGCACATGTCCATAATCTCAATGCAATTATTTCGAATCTCCTCTGTATCGAAAGCAAACTTAAATTTGTTATAGTCGGGAATTTCCTCTCTAAAAACAACATCATCTACTTCATAAATAATTTTAAAGCCATGCTCTTGCTGTACCTTTTTAAGATGCTTTACAAATTCAACTTGTGATTTAGAAGCTTGTCTCTGTAATTTAACACACTTAACACCTTCATACCATCTCGGATCAGCTACCATCGCTGTAGTGCTCTGGCTAATAGCTCTTCCAGAAGCATTAATAACTTGCTCAGGCCAAAGAATACGCCAATGACCACAACCAGAATAATCAGCAAGGTAATTAATTATCCTTACCATTCCATTTTCACGTGGCTCCGGATTTTTTTTAACTGGTGCTGGTGAAACATGCCTATTTAAAGTAAAAGGTGATGCAAATGGAGCAGGGAAAGGATTGGTGTTTATCACATTAATATATTAATCTATCTCTCTTCAAATGCAACTCGTTTTGTTATACCATTCTCCTTTGTAAGAAAAATAACATCACCAGTAGCAGCCTTAATAGATTCTTTGCGATGAGATATAACTATAGAGCATTCATCTAACTCTTCTGTACGTTCCTGTAGTATCTGAGTAACTAATTCTAAACCTTTATCATCAAAAGAAGAATCAAACAGCTCATCATATATAGCCAAGTTATACTTAACACCTCCTTGCATACGTCTTAAGTCTGAGAAAGTAAACAAGCAAGCCAGATCCATAGCTTTTCTCTCTGCTCCGGAAAAATTAAAGTAAGAGCATATTTTATTTTTTTCATTAATAATCTCTTCTTCAAAATATTCGTTAAAAATGCAAATAGAGTTAGAGTCAAGTTTTTTAAGATAATGAAGTAACTTACTATTTAACAGTTCTAGCAGTTTATTGACAATTACAGACTTAACACCTTCTTCAGATACAACATACTTAACAATATCTAATTTAGCTAACTCCTTTTTAAACTTAGATACTTTCTTCTCAATATCCTTTAACCGTACACCAGTCTCGTTAATAAGGTCATCAAAATCAGTTGTACCTTTCTCAACAGCAGCAAGATCAATATCAAGTTCTTTCTCCCATTCGTTAATCTGTGCAATCTGCTGATTAATATTAGCTCTCTTTTGATTGGCTAGTTTAACTTCTGAAAGTTTATTTGTTTGACCATTAATAGCTGCCTGTACTTTAGTCTTTATTTCTTTAGCATTAGTAAGAGCTGCATTAACAACCTTAATATCCTCAACCATTGTTTGCATTTTAACTCTAAGAGCTTCTTTTTCTGACTCCATATGCTCTACATCATGATCAGCCATTGGTCGGAGACATACAGGGCATTCAGCTTCATCAGTACCAATTTTACTATACGTAGATTTAGTATGAGTAACTTCAGCTTTTTTCTCGCCTATATCACCAACATACTCACTAATTTTATCTTCGCAAGTATCGCGCTTAATATACAGATCATCAATCTTTGCTTTAATTGCATCTGTATCACCTTCTACAAAGGTAGCTAAATCTTCTTGTAATACCTTTTTGTCTTTAGTATTATTATCTCTACGTTCTAGATAGAGCTTTTTCTTTTCCTGTCTGCGATTAATAACACTATCTCTCTGATTATTATAGCTTCCAAGAGTAGTTTTTACTTCCTGCATTTTAGTTACCTCAATATCAGACTCACGCTTAATATCATTATACTCCGTACGTATTTGTGATAACATCTTACTAAACACCTCCAAGCCAAAGATATCCTCAATAAATTTTCTCTTTTCTATCTTATTCTTTGCCATAAACGGAACAGCATTGTTCACAGTCATAATGACACAGTTCTGAAAAATAGACGGAGTAGCAGACGTCATATCACAAATATATTTGTTTGTATTACCGATACTATCTCTTGTCTTATCTACACCATCTTCATAGAGAAAAACCTTCGACGGATTAAGATGTCTTACAATTTTAAAATTACGCGTGTTACTTGGTGTAACAACTTCAAAGTCTAATTCAACATGAGTCTTGCCACCAGTAATGTTATTAGGTATAAGGTCTTTTTTAAGCTCGCGAAGAGTATCACCGAAGATAGCAAAATAAATAGAGTCAGCAACAGTACTCTTACCAATAGCATTACGTCTATCGGGCTTATCTTTATTCTCTCCAGTAATAACATGTAGACCTCTATCAAACTTTACTTCTACAGGCTCTTCACCTACAGAAAGAAAATGCTGGATAGCTACTCTCTTAAAATTAACTTGCTTCATACTTTACAACTCTCGTATAGCCCAAGGGTATAATCTATTATAGACTTTTTATTTGAAGGTTCAAGTGAATTAATAAACTCTTCGATAGCCTGCTCGATATCTACACCAGATAGATCTTCAATATCTTCTTTGCTATCTAGTATTCTATTAAAGTTAATATCATAATCATAAGTCAATACTTCTGGTTTAAGATTAGCAAGAACGCGTTGAAGTATGTCCATATCCTCTTGAGATATATTCATATCAATCTTAACCTTAACAATATTATTCGTAAATCTAGATCTTATAAAGGAAGTAATCTCACCAGCCTCAACTAACTCACTTAGACTGATTTTATTATAGTTGGGTGAAATATTATTAGCAAAGAACTCATACTCCATTGTATCGAGATCTAAAATATGATAACCTTTCTGATTACCAGCATCACCAAAGTCCATCTGGAAAGGATTACCTACATATAAAATAGTTCCTGCACCAAATTTCTTTTCATGTCTAGTATGAAAGTGACCTGAAATAACTAACTCTGACTTCTTAAGAAGGTCTTTTACCTTAACTCCTTCTTCACAAGTCTTATAAGTATTCATCTTGAAGGTCTCAATCTCAAAATGGCCAACAATTAAGTCACTCTCTTCAATATCCTTTGTAGCTGTATTCCATGGGCAGAAAGATATCTTCTTATCAAATGCTTCTACTATTTCGTACTTCTCAAGTACGGTTACATTCTTACGACTCTTAAAAATAGATAACGAATTAACATCTGTTCTATGTTTATAGTAGATATCATGATTACCAGTAATTGCAATTAAGTTAAACTCTGAGAGAATATCTAATATATCAGCAGATATCTGCAACGTATTAACAGATATCTCTGAACGATTATGATGCCAGTCTCCAGCAAAAATTAAATCTTTAATACCTTTAGCACGGCACTCATCTCTAAACCAAAGAGCCCATTCAACTGCATAATTATGCCAGTCAGAACTATTAGAATGAACCCCAAGGTGTAGATCTGAAAAGATTGCTACCTTGGGTTTTTTAATAGTCGGAATCATGTTCGGTACCAATTGGTTTCACATACACTGTACCTTGTGTGTTGTTAGGATCTGCCATATATTCCTCATATACTTTCTCCTTGTAGCTTGTAATAGCTTGATGATGTTTTTTCTCTTTCTTAATGCGATTAATAAAAGCATGATAAGCAATAGTAGTAAAGTATGAAAACGGATTTGAATTATTTTCGAATTTATACTTCTTATGCTTAAGAGCCGAATACATCTTAATAAGAGCGTCTCCAATCATATCATCTTTATATGAGTAGTTAATGAAGCTACCATTATAGGACAACCCATAAGCAATCTTCTTAATATTCTCAGCTAGGTCGTCAGTTAAGATATCCGAGTCATAATATTTCTGTAAGCTCGCTTTGAACTCTTTCGGCTTTATATAATATTCCTCTTTAGTAGACATAATAGTTATACTCTAATTATAGCAACTTATTAAGATAAATCAACTACTAAAGTTGTACATCTGTATATTTGATCTTTTCCTTATCATAGATAGTCTTACGCTTATCACAATGTGCTTGTCCATACTTAAGTTGATCACATATATCAAAGATAACCAACTTGTCTTTTGCATCATGCTTACGAAGTCCGCGACCAATTGATTGAACAGTTCGGATAAATGATTTACCACCCGCTGCGAATATAATATTGTGAATGTTCTTAACGTTAACTCCTGTAGAAAAGATTGCACTAATAGCCACACAAACAACATTAGTCTCTCGTTCCATTATCTTTTTGATCTTCTCCCTTTCCTCCACGTCAACAGAACCTCTAATAAAGTAAACTTTCTTATTTGTTAATTTACTAAAGTATTCTTCTAGAGCTTCTCCATGAGCAATATGGTTAACAAGTATAAGAGTATTGTTATCTAACTTACCAACTAGTTTTTGTATTAAAGAGTTTCTTCTATCACTCTCATAAATATATTCAAGTTCATCCCTATAACCGTTTGGTCCAGAAAAGTGCGGTGCTGGGTTGTAACTAATATTGAGTATCTTTACAACTACATTTGTAAGGTGATCTTCAAGTCTTAACTCATAAGATGATTTTTCATAAATTACCGGACCCAACTTTCCGATAATCGACCACTTATTGAGATCATCTTCTGGTAATGTACCTGTAAAGCCGAACTTATTAGGTGTTCTTATTTGCTGAACAATCTTTGAAATCTTATTACCAGCGGTAATTTTATGGCACTCATCAACTACTAGAAGGTCGATATGTCTTAACCATTCATTCTCCTCAAATCTACTTTGAATAATACCAATATTAGCAATAATTACATTAGCAGTAAAATCTGGTTTAGTCTGACCAGTCCATTTAGTGAGCTTATATGTCGTACCGCTATTCAAAAACTCATCATAAGTTTGTGTAACAAGTCCTAAATCCGGTACAAGCATAAGACATTTAAAGGTATCTCTATCTCCTGCTGCTCTAAAGAAGTTTTCAATTAAGGCCGCAGTTGTAAATGTCTTACCAGCGCCGGTTCCGAGAACACAAGTACCAGTTCCAAGCTTTATAGCCTTCCTAATAACCTCTTCTTGGTAATCGCGAAGAGTAAATTCAAAATCATTAACCATTTCTTTATTAATACCAACTTTAATAGCTTTAGTTAGAGCAGGAGATACTTCGATGTCGGTTTTTATCTGACTCTTAATTAGATACTGTCTAATTGACCAGTATAGTCCCAACTCACAGTTACCGGTCGGGGTAATAACATACTTACGTTGTGGTGCAAACCGAGAATACCTTCTAGCAAATCTAGCGCCAGTATTTTCCACAGAAAAGTTTTCACGTATCTGATCAAATAGTTCTTTATCAGTGCACTTAACTACTAACTTGCAAGGAGTCTTACCAGTTGCTTTTTTATAATCAAATGAAATCATTACATTTGCTCGAGCTTCATTATATCAATAGCATTCTTAACATCGAACCCCATTTGCGACATTACCTTTTCTACTTTTTCTAGATACTCAATAATAACATCAAACTCTCTTATCTTATCATTTAGCTCAGCAAGCGTATCATGCCTCTCCGCTGCTTGCTCTGCTGCTGATTGAGTAAGCTTTACCGGTGAGGTAGCAATTACCTCTCTAGTAATATTTTTCTTCAACTCTCGTTTTTTAGCAAACGTTTTATTACGAGCAATCTTAGTCTTAATAAGTTGAGCTACCCAGTAGTGCTTCCTAGCAGGTAAACGTAGAGATACTTCCTTAATATTAAAGTCGTCGAGAACTAAATCCTTACCAACCTCATCGATATATTTTTTAAGTAGTTCCATCTATTACCAATATAGTAATCTACAATCACGTTAAATCAACTAGTAGTTGATATTTTTTGCTACCATGTTAAATATATGTATGTCAAAAATAGAGCAGGAAGTGGATCCTACAAGTATATTAAGTTTATATTTAAGCCATGATGCAGCTGCTACATATATAGACAAAAACGACAAAATTAAAGTCTTAGAGTATGAACGTTTTGTTAAACAGCGTTATGGTGCATTTACTCATACGATGAGCAATCGCGAGGGTCTTGGTACAACTGATGATCAACGAAGAGATTTTTTACAATATATTAAAGATAATGTAAAGGGTGATATTAAAACTATTTTAACAAACGATACCAATCTTCATGATGGTCCACTTATTAAAGAGTATTTTCCTAATGTAAAGTTTAAAAGTATAAGTCATCATGATGCTCATGCTGCAAGTGGTGTTTACACTTCCGGTTTAGAGGATGCAACACTATTATCATTTGACGGTGGTGGGTATGATGATGGGAGCAATGTTTGCTTTACTAGGACATATTTATATAGAGATAATAAAATTCAGCGTTTAAATGACTATGGTTATTCTTTAGGTATACCTTACGGTCATCTTGCAAAATGTATAAAGGAAATCAAAGCTGGACCGGATTGCGATAATCATTCTCTTGTTTACTCTGGTAAAATTATGGGATTATGTGGTTATGGTAATATACGTGAGGAATGGATCCAACCTATGGTTAACTATTATGAAAATAGCCAGACACAAGGTAACTGTTTAAGTATATTAGGTAGAGAAATTAATTTAACATTAGAATTAAACTCTATAGAGGGTCAAGATGCGTATGACTTAGCTGCTACTTCACAACATGTTTTTGAGCAATCAGCATTTGTAATAATTAATGATTTAATAAAATCTGGTTTACCTCTTAACGTGATATTAGTTGGTGGTTGCGCATTAAATGTGTTGTTTAATCAAAGAATGGCACGTACTTTAAAGGAAGCTGGCGGTACTCTATTTGTACCACCATATCCAAATGATTGCGGGCTTGCATTAGGTCAATTTTTGTTGTATACAAAAATAAAGAAGAAATTGTCTCCATATATGGGATTTGATATTCTTGATAGAGATAAGTTTGATGATTATAAGAAAGAATATAAGGCTACAAAATGTAGTGTAAGTCAACTAGTAAATCATATTAAGGATGGTAAGATTATTGGCGTACTGCAGGGTGAATCAGAAATAGGACCGAGAGCATTAGGAAATAGAAGTATAATTTGTGATCCTTCAATTAAGGATATGAAGGACATTCTTAATTCGAAAGTAAAGTTTAGAGAGTGGTATAGGCCTTTTGCACCAGTATGTAGACTTGAAGATAGTGATACTTATTTTGATGATGTTTTTGAATCAGACTTTATGAGTTATGCGCCAAAAGTAAAGGAAGAGTATAGAGATGTACTACCTTCTATTACACATATTGATGGTACTGCAAGATTACAAACTGTATCAAAAGATGGTCATAAACTCTTTTATAATATATTAAAAGAACTTAAAGAGCGAAATGAAATTCCTGTTATTTTAAATACCTCTTTTAATATTAAGGGAGCTCCTATTCTAACTACTATCGAAGATGCATTATACGTATTAGATAATACAGAAATGGATTACGTTTATGTTGAGGGTTTTATTTTTAAAAAGAAGAGTTAAACTATAAATAATAGTATGGATAAAACATTTGCAGAGTATTTTAAAAAGCTTATGGCTGAGATGACAACGGCATCTGCTGGTGTTGGCTCTACAAATGTAACTGGGGATGATAAGCAGGGTGATTTTTATGCTCCTGGTGACGAACGAATAGCTAAACCTCTAGGTGGGGTTGAGACTAGGAGAGGTACTGCAGGTAAAAAAGAAAAGAATAATAAAGAGAAGGATACTAAAAGAAGGGGTATTAATGGAGTCTTCTTAAAGGGTGAGGATGCAGAGGAAGAAATGTGTCCTGATGCTTGTTGTGGAATGCCAGTGAATGAGTGTACGTGTGGACCAGATTGCGAGCATTGCGATTGTTACGAGATCAATAATGGCTGATCTTGGTCATTGGGAAGGCCTTCTAACAGAGGAAACACTTCCGTATGGGTTTGTTTATAGGATAACAAACCTTATTAATAATAGAAAGTACATTGGTAAAAAGCAATGTCTTACGTTAAAGAAGAGACCACCGCTCAAGGGAAAGAAGAATCGACGTATATCAGAGGTTGAAACTGATTGGAAGAGTTATACCTCTTCATCTAAGGAACTTAACGAGGATATTTCAAAGTTGGGAAAGAAAAGCTTTAAGTTTGAAATATTATTTTGGTGTGAATCAAAAAGTGAGCTTGCATATTTAGAAACCTTGCTACAATTTAAAGAGGAAGTACTACTTAGAGATGACTACTACAACGGCATTATAAACATTCGTCTAGGAAAAGTTAAATTATCTCAACCAATACCTAATTTATAAGGAACTCTAGTATAAATATTTGATATGTCTACTACCGCTCTAGTTAAAACAAAATCCAGTTACTTTGATGATGTACAGAATGTTGAGTATATAGATTTAGAGCCGGCTCTTGTTCAGTCTTGTAAGGATTATAATTATTATATTGCGGAAAATGAGTTAGGTAAGATGAGTAAGAGGGATAAAAACAGAATAGGTACTCATTTTATGTTACATCAAATTATTAACGTCTGTAAAGAGTCAGATACTAAAAAGATTTTCTATTATCGCGAGTATACTAAGTATCCAGTAGAAAATATGCTTGTTAAGCGTATATTTAATGCATTACCAACAACGATTGTATACGATACAATACCGTTTGATGCGTTTTTAAGAGAGTTAAAGTATAGAGTAGTTAAGAGAGAGGATTCAAGTGCAGTTTGCTTCAAAAAATTTAAGAAGTTCCTTAAAAATACAGGCTTGACTAAAGTAGAAAGAGAATTTACCGAAAATGCTAAGGTTAAATTCTCTCTTTTACCATAAATAATGGTATGAAGAAGTTTTTGAAGCTTATCGCAGAGAATCAACCAGGAGCTCAAGATGAGTTTACCGTTACCTTAACAGACCCAGTAGGTGAAGTAGTAAATCAGTTTACAATAACCGGTGGTGATTTTGCTTTTGATAACTTTCAAGCGTTTAAAGAAGAGATGACGGGGGTCGCGGAAGATGGGGAGATGGATCAAGAGGATATTAAGCAAATTCAACAAGATATAGCAGCTGCTGATGCAGTTACCGGTGGTGTAGATGCTAAAGCTGGTGCATTGAGTAGGGATGGTACAAAGATGGTTGCTAGTGCTAAAAATAAACTTTATCAAGTAATGGCAAAGAAACTTAATAACATAGCTAGAGAATTAAAATAATGAATAAGACATTAGAACTATTTAAAAAGTACGGTCTTACTGAAGCCGATGAGCTTGAGTTAGATGCAACAGATACAGCTGAACAGCCACCTATTCAGGATCCAGCGGAAATGACTCCTGAAGGTGAAAAGTATCTTGTCGGTCTTTTACTTAAAGCTTTCTTACATGTACCGGATGATAGTGAGGGTCGTGTAGCTAAAGAGCTTCAAGGAGAATTTGAAACTATGGATGCTAAAGATATTGCTGGTCAGATTGAAAACTTCCTTGAGCTTGGTGTTGATTCAACTAAAGCTGCACTTGATGATATTCAGGTATAAG